GCGCCACCTGCATCGCACCGTTGATAATCAGGTTCCTGTTCGACAACGCCGTCTGCGAACCAATCAGTGCGGCGAGTTCTGCTGCCTTGCTCATGCGAGGTCTCCGAATGTGTTACTGCTGACTTGAGACAAGTCCGCTGCTCCATCGCTGTTTGAAGCGAAAGTAAATTGTTCATAACTTCCTGTGGCATAAGCGTTACAACAAGTTCCCCTGTTGAAAACTCCCTCTGATGTGTTGCCGCAAGCAGAACCAACAGAATAATCATCGTTGTTCATACTACTGGTGTAGTTTACATGCGTATGCCCAGAACCATCATCACTAAGAGATGCAATGTTGAAGCTCCCGTGTATTGCTGTGCTACTAGAACAGGTAAAACTTACATATGCCTTTGCCGTGCCGTTAGACACAACCGACGTAGCCACGCTGTTGTTCCCGCTGGCATCCTTCAGGGTGTTTACTCGCAGTTCACTAGCCATTATGCGAGGTCTCCATGAATTGCCTGATTGTTTCTAGCATTGTCATTAGTCAAGCTATCAGTCCTAGCAAAAATCCTGACGTTATAACTTGAGGCTGCTCTTTCAGGTTCGTCAAACGACAAGATAGCTGCATAAGAAGCGCAAGCGGTAATTGAGTAGTCGTCATTGCTCATTACGTTGGTAAAGGCATAGGTGTAGTCGCCGGTTCCATTGTCCGTTCCTGATGCCGTGTTGAACGAGTCAAATGGCTGTGCGTCTGTAAAAGCGGCAACCCACATTTTTGTCAGCCCCTGCTGCAACCGCATCGTAGCCGTACCTTCGCCGGTAATCGTGATATCACCTGCGCTGGTTACACCCTGCATGCTATCTACTTTAAGTATGCTTGCCATTACGCGAGGTCTCCTGTGATATTTGCGGAGATATAGTTTCCGTCTGACGAACCAAAAGCACCATCAGACCCATTGTTAAAAATGTGACTTATGCGGTAGGTGGTTGTAGTTGGTGTCTGACCATCTTTAAACACAGCAAAATAAGTTCTAGCAGTAAAAACGTGAGAGTAGTTGGCGTTGGACATCGCTGATGTCATTGTATGCGTATAATCGCCAGTGCCATTGTCTGTAACGGAAGAAATATTAAAAGAGTCATACAAGCTGATGGTTCCAGTGCCATTCAACTTGCTCCACGCCTTCGCCAGCCCCTGCACAACATTAGTTGTTGCACTCCCACCTTCAGCAACAGCGACAGCGTTGTTGGCAACCTTAACATTCGTGCCACCAGAGCCAGCCTTGTCTACAATGGTATCTACGTTAAGTTGGCTGGTCATACGATGCTCCAGTATCCGTTAACAGTGACGGTAGCACTCTGCGTAATCGGCCCTGCCGACACACCGTTCTCGTCGCTGTCAATCGTGATGTCTGCGCTGATGGTCTGGCCGTTCAGGCGGATGATGCTGTTGTTGCCCTTGAAGGGATATCGCGTGTCGGAATCCGTCTTGGTGTAGCTGTTGTTAACGGCGAACACATCGTAGACCACCATCTCAACTACGTCATTCAGGCTGGCCCCAGTGACAAGCACAACAGTCGTACCCGTTGTGGCTGTGTAGTCCGTACCGGGTTTCAGCAGCACACCGTTCTGGTAAACATCCATGTATAGGCTGTCAGAGTAGGACAGCACTAAGGAGTCGGAGTCAGATCCGCTGAAACTCGTTTGCCCCGCCGTGGCTTGGTACACGAAGCGGTTGCGGACGCCAAACTCTGGAGATTTACCTATGTAGGGCATTATGCGTCCTCTAGTGTTTTGACACGAGCCTCAAGCGTTTCAATCTTGGCGATGCTTTCCTTCAGGGCTGCGGTCAACAGAGGCACCAGCTTAGATTGGTCGATGCCCTGCATGACCGCGTTGCCGTCATCATCGACTTCATCCTTAGTGCCAGTTACAGCCTCCGGCACGACTGCTTGCGCCTCGTGAGCAAGGAAGCCGTCAACCGTTGTGTCGGCGTCTGCTATAAACTGGAACCGCTTGGGGGCAAGCGCCTTAACACGGTCAATTGCGCCGGTCATGTCCACGATGCCGTCCTTGAGGCGATAGTCTGACGATGTGTTAAAAGCTGTCGCAGAGCCGTTTGTTGTGATGCCACCTACTTGACCGTTAGGATTGCCAAACGCCATGTGGGTTCTGGCCGCCGTATTGTCACGTCCGCTGTTAATTTGGAATTTGTTAACTTGGGTTTCAGTGTTTGTAAAACTGAAGGTATCCATACTACCGAAATTCAAATCGCCGCCATTTTGATTGACGAACCTCATTCCCTCAGAACCGCCACCGTGCTTGAACGTCAAAGCACCACCGGATGTGCCGAAAATTCTTGGACTGCCGTTATTGCCACCCCAAGCAATGCCGTAACCGTTCTGCGTGAACACAAGGTCGCTGGTTTTAGCCAGTGTCAGTTGGCTTACAGGGCTGCTCGTCCCAATGCCCACATTTTCTGACGAGTTAATAGTAATAGCGGTGGCATCACTAGAATTGGAAATGCCAGTAATGCCTTCTTTGCCAACCTTAGTTAATGCCATTGCCTATGTTCCTTATGCGTATGGGCTGTCGCCCAGCACAGATGTATCCCAAGCTGCCTTGAGTGCTGCAATGTCAGCAGCGTTGGTGATTGCAGATGCCGCTGGTGCATCACGCAGGGCAGTCTTCTTAGCTACTGAGGCAGTCTTGGCAGACGCATCGTCAGCCTCAAGTGCCTTCATGTATACCACGTCCTCTGCTGCAAGCAGTGGGGTGCGTACTTCACGGATTTTGTCCTTGAAGATTTCTTTAGCCTTCGTCATGTCTTCAGAGATGACGCTTCCGGACAGAGACCACGCACCACGAAAGTGACGGTCAGATGGAACGGTAGCCGTGGAAGCGTCAATCTGGTTCCCGTCCTTGTCTACGATATATGTTGTTGCCATCAGGTTGCTCCTTATGCGGCTACAGTTTCATCAGTGGCTAGATCTTCACTAATCTTCCAAGCATTGCGCCACTCACGAGTCGCTGGAAGCTGTTCCTTTCGACAGATTAACATCTTGGGCTTGTTGCCGCTATCATAGTCACGCCACACGGATTGCGGCACGTCTTTCATGATCAGATACTCAATAGCCTGTTCTTCGGTCATTGCATCGACAGGCTTGGTGTTGTGCAACAGGTAGCCACGAGTGTGCTTGGTGAAGCCCTCTTCGGCCTCGTCCTTGGCAAGCTCCCAATACACTTCTACCGGCGGCAATATCCCACCTTGCAGCGCACAAGCCATCCAGTTGGGGTCTGGCACCAGTATCTTGGCGCACTCGTCTACCTTGTCTTCATACACGACACGATAGTCTGACTGCACACCCTCAAGGTTCTCTTTGGCCCAGCAGAGCCTGTCCCATAGATGTGTGCCTTGAAACTCTGGGGTCACTGTCATGCGAGGTCTCCTAAAAAACTTGTAGATACTTCAGCTTGATCTAGCGCACTACCTGTACTTGTTTGAAATCCAAAAAAATCAGCGGCTCCGGTAGTTTTGCCATCCGCTTCGGCTATTACATTGTATCTGCCAGAAGTATCTGCACCTCCAGAACAGGGGGTCGCATAGCTGGAGTTTGACATACTACTTGTTAGTGTAGCTGTGTAGTCTCCGGTTCCATTATCAGTTATAGAAGTAAGATTAAAGGAACTTCGTAGTGCAGCAGTGCTTTCACCATCCAGATTCATCCACGCCTTCGCACTACCATTCACGACATAATTCGTAGCCAGCGAACCCGCAGTCGAGTGCGTCAGGGTATCTGCTTTGAGTGTACCGAATGCCATTACTCACCTGCCTCCAGGGCTGCGACCTTAGTTTCAAGCGTTTCAATCTTGGCAATCAACTGCTGAATGACGGAAACATACATCGCATCCTTCTGACCCAGCTTTGACGTTTTTGCGAAGCGTGCTACTCGTTGTGTGTCCGTCTCAGCAGCATCATCAGGCTTGTATATGTTGTTTGGGCCATAGGGAATGTCTGTATCGGGCAGATATTGATAGTCGTCACTGTCTGACTGCACTTCAATTTCGTTCACCCAGTATGAATCTATAGCTTCTAATTCCTGTGCGACAAATCCTCGTACCTCCGACTTTTCTCCGTGCAGCGTTGGCTGCTTCCAGTTGAATGTGCGGGTCTGAAACTGTTTGAACTTGGCAAGATCATAAGCATAGTCTGCGATATTCTCCTTCAATCTCTGGTCGGAGTTAGAGGCGATAGAGGTGTCTGTCGCCGTCAGATCCCCGTTCGGCGCAACACGAAATTTTTCAGAAATCTCACCATCACCGCTGTTTGATGAGCTATCAACATTGGTGCTTGTTCTGATTACAAATGCGCCGGGAGCGTTTCCGTCAGCCGTCCTAACAACGCCGATTCCTGCCATAACACCGGCGCTATTCTCGTTGCGCCAATCAAGGCGCTGACTTTGCAAGCCCTGAGATGTTTCGTTCGTGATCGTCTGAAACTCAAGTCGCCCAGTTTCTGACAGGCGCATACGCTCACCTCTGTCGCCCCCATCAGCTTTGGTGAAAAAACTTAACTTGCCCCCGCTGTTATTTCCTGTTCCGACCATTTTTGCTTGGATACCAGTGACATCGTTCACGAAAGATGTGCCACTTCCTGAACCGGCATTGGTCCTATTGTAAAATACAAGTTCACCTAAATCGCCGCCGTCAGAATTAACCGTGGAAGAGATAGCCAAATCTCCACTATCCACATTCAACTTTGATACAGGCGAAGTCGTGGAGATGCCGACGTTGCCGCTGGTATCAATCAAAAACCTATTTGCACCACCCGTTTCATCACGCACGACATAGGCGTTACTCTGGTCTGTGCGGATTTGTGTGGAATAGTGACGGCTTGAGTTTTTAACACTCATGGTCGCATAGTTAGCGCCAGTGCTTTCAACCCTAAGTTCTGGGTTTCCGCTTGCTGTTTGGATGTGGGTTTCAACCGCTGGTGATGTCGTCCCCACACCCAGCTTATGACCAGACGCAACTACAACATCGCCAGTGCCATCCGGGTCGATGGTGATGTCGTTGTTACTCGCAAGGCTGGAGATTTTGTTTGTCTTTACTTCACTCATGCGAGGTCTCCCTGCAAATTGTGCGTAATATATTTTGAATCAAATACAGTTTCACCCACATCAACTGTTTGAACTTGTTGTGCAGACGTAGAATTATCTATTTCAGCAGAATTGTTTCCGTGCATGATTTGAAGATTGATACTAAACTTAACGCCGTAATTCGGAGCGCAATTTCCAACGATACTGTAATCGTTATTACTCATAGCCGAAGTAACAGTGGTTATGTAATCCCCCGTTCCATCGTCTGCGATTGACGATATGTTAAAGCTATCTCTTGTTGCAATTGTCCCTGTACCATTAAAATTAATCCAAGCCTTCGCAGCGTGCTGCTTTGTCAGCGTGGCCGCTCCGCCGCTGGTGCTTTGGATGGTATCTGCCTTCAACGTGCTCATAGTGTCACCAATGTCCCGCCGCTTTCAACGGTCAGGGTCACGCCACTGGCTACAGTGAACGGGCCAGTCACGTTTGCGTTCTCGGTTGCAAGGATGGTTGTGTTGGCCGTCAACGACTGTGCGTTGGTGCGAAACAGGCCACCG